ATAGGAGATTTATATGATAGAGAAGAATATATGAAAGATACTAATGCAAAGAGTGCACCAAAAAAAATAAATATCAGAAGTGGTGACCAAAAGAGATGGCTGTTTTTTAATAAGCTTGGAATAAAGCCTAAAATAACCAAGAGAACTCCCGAAGGAAAATTAAGTGTAGACGCTGAGGTATTGGGAAGTATTGATAGCAGAAATGAAATAGTTGCACCATTTTTAAAGTATAGTAAAATACATAAGATATATACCACATATATTGAGGGCATTGAGGATAAAATTGATGAAGATGATGACAGATTACATTCAACATTTAATCTACAGACAACAGTAACTGGTAGACTTAGTTCTGAAAATCCTAATTTACAGAATGTTCCAAGAGATAATAAAGTTAAGAATATATTTAAAGCTCCACAAGGACGATTACTTATTGAGGCTGATTATAAAGGCTTGGAACTTAGATTACTTGCATATTTTTCACAAGATGATTTTTTAATTAATTGTTTTAAAGAAGGTAGGGACCTTCATAATGAAATGTCTAAAGCCATATTTGGAGACAATTTTACCAAAGAACAAAGAGTGGCAATAAAGGGTTTGAATTTTGGACTTATCTATGGTAGATCTGCTAAATCTATTGCTGAGGAATTTAATATTCCAATACATGAGGCACAGAAATTAGTAGATGAATGGTTTCAACGTGCTCCTAAAGCTAAAGAATACATAGATGAGTGTATTAGTCATCTTAAATCAAAAGAACCATTTATAACCTTAATGGGCAGATACCGTAGATATGGTCTTATCACAGGAGATACTCATCAGGAAAATGAATCTAGGAACTACCAGATACAATCTGTGGGAAGTGATTTAACATTACTTGCTGCCATAGCTTTAGAATCACGACTTACATTATTTAATTCTATTATTGTAAATATTGTACATGATTCAATTATAATAGAAGCTCCTAATAACAGGGAACTAATTGAGGATTTAATTGATATAATAAATATCCAAATGCAGGAAATACCAAATAAATGGTTAAAGCCTTCTATACCTTTTCCTGTAGAAATATCTATTGGTAAATCATGGGGAGATATGAGAGAAATTAATATTGAGACTAAAGAGATAATAGAATAATATCAGTGGCAGTCCTACGGGGAAGTCGCACCCCGATCTCTTGATTGACAGTCAAGTGTAATACTTTTATACCATAAGACCTTGGCTGTGAAGGAAGGACTCGAACCTTCGACCAAGTGATTAACAGTCACCTGCTCTACCAACTGGGCTACTTCACAATGATGGAACAAAACATCAACACTTATTAAAATGTGTATATGATTTTATCCAATATAAATTGGGGTGAGGCAGAGATTCGAACTCTATCCTAGGAGCCACAATCCTTTGGCTTACCAATTAGCCTAACCTCACAACAAAAATATTTATATGCCTTGATGGTGATACATTAAGAGATAATTCGCTTATCACTAGGAAGTCCATCTCTTGCATCAAGACACACTTGGTAGCGGGAGAGAGATTTGCACTCTCGACATGGTGGGTATGAACCACTTGTTCTACTGACTGAACTATCCCGCAAAAAATTGGTGGAGGGCAGCGAATTTGCATCGCTGTTACCTATTGACCGCTACGCAGAGAATAGGACGACTGCTAAGCCCCCCATAAATTAAGAATCTTCTAAATTATAATACTTACCATCATAAATAAAACTATATTTTACAATATCTATATTATGTACGTAGAATATTTTATCTTTATAATATTGAACTATACTCATAGCTTGCTGCCAATTAGCTTTACCTTTTATATATTCGGGATTTAAATCACATAAACAACCAGATTCCCATGAACCTCTATTACCATCAAGTGTAGTTCTATTACATTTTCCACTCCTGTGGGAATGTCCACAGATAATATTAACCCCCCATTTTTCTAACATATTTTTAGCAGTTGCTCCACTATGCTTAGAAATTACATCTCCATGAACAAAGAATAATTTCTTATATTCCCAATATTTATTATAAGAAATATATTTTATATTAAGTTCATCAAGACGTAATAATTTAGGTACAGTTAATGCTCTAATATATGCCATCTCTGGACATTTAGTCCATTTATATTTTATCAATCTCCATTCATGATTGCCCTCCAAATAAATTATTTCTGTATTTGGTAATATTTGTCGTATATCTTTTAATATAGTATATAAACCGTCTAAATCCTTTTGAGTATTTAATGCTCTTCTTGGATCTTTAGAAAATTTAGATAGACCAAAAAAATCTATCCAATCTCCACCAATAATAAGATAATTAGGTTGTAACTCAGGTAAGAATTTATAAATAACGAGCTTTACAATTTTTTTATCATGGTAAGGATAATGTAAATCATATAATCCAGCAAGTGTTGTAAAATCTTCTTTGTTTATTTCTTCTCCTTCTTCCTCTGACCTTGTAAAGTTTTAAATTCACTAATTAATTTTTTCTTGCTCTCTTCATCAATATCTTTTGGTATATTATGTTTTTTAAACTCAGCTAATTTATTCTGTTCTCTTATACCCCTATTCTTATATGTGGCACATTTAACTTTATCTCTACTATACTTTTTAGCACCGCCACCACTTTTTTGTTTTCCTGCCAAATTAATCTTACTCCTTTTTAGTTTGATCTTTTTATTTCGTTAACCTTCGCAGAGACCAAAAGAACTGCAATCTTGTCGAGTGGACAAGTATTATTTAACTACATTATATGCTTTTAACACATCAAATACACTTCCAGAACCCATTATAGCCATAAAGCTAGTAACAGAATCCCAAAAATTTGTAAAGAATCCAAATGCTGTAAGTATTATTGCAGCAACCACACCAATACCAACATTAACAAGTGTAATTATTTCAGCAACTCTCTTCTTTTTATCTTCTTCTATAGGATAGAACCATTTAGGTGTTGCAAGTTTAGCTGCTTGCCAACCAAAAAATACAAAAAATGCAATTATAAATGTAATTGTACTTCCATTAAATAAGAAACTAAAATCCATATTTATCACTCCTTTACATAAGTTTAACACATTTATATATAAATGTCAAGACATAAGACTAAGAACATTTTGAGTCTCCACAATTGGAACAATAATAACATCTACCTTCAGGAATTAATATACAACCACAATCTAAGCAAATATTACTATTTCTTGATGTTATTATATCATATTCTTCTCTAAGTTCTTCTTTAAATTTTTCTTTATTTTCCTGTTCCATGTTTCCCCTTATTTAGTCTTTATTTTAATTTTACCATATAATCCTTCAGCTTTCAAGTATTGTTTTGCCAATTTAACTATTCTTTTTGGAACGAAAATGACCTCATCGTCTGCAATTAAAGCAATAGTTACCAATCTATCAATTTTATCTAGATTGTAAGCATCAAATTTTGAGTCTCTACCTCTTGACATTATTTGCTTAAACCACCTAAGAATTTATCTATCAAATCAACATGATGTTTTGCTATTGAACTAATATTATTTTCTAACCATGTTCTTTCTATTTTATTAGTAAAGAACGCATGTTCCAAAAGTGCATAATAATCAGCTATCACAGGTGGAACATCATATTTACTTTTTGGATTTTCTTTTTTAGATGTCCAGTAATAATATAATCGCAAACCTGATGTTGAGTTTTCTTTTCTTTTGGTAAATGCCGAAAATTTACCCCAACTATCAGATAATACATTTTTAAAGACTTCATTTGTATTTGGTTTAAATCCTAAAGTATAACCATGTGCTTTAGTATCTGTAGAGCCATCACAGTGCAAGCTCATAAACACTTTACATTTTTGTGACACAACAGGCAATGCTACTAATCCATCAACAAGTTTATAATTTAAACCTGTTCTATCAAGCAATGGTTTCATAGCATCTCCTAGCTTTTTATTCCATTCTCGTTCCCCTGGTGTTCCTGTCATTCCTGATGTAATATTAACATGTCCCATCTGCACTATTAAATCCAGTGGTTGACTTGTTTCACTTTTAGCAGGTGTTTCAACTGTTGCTGAAACAGGTTCAATTATTGAAACCTGTTCTGGTTCCGGTTCCGTTAATGGTGTTTCAACATCTTCCAAACTATTATCAAGTGTATTATTGATTACATTAGCATAAAATGCTATCTTAGTGGCATAAGTAATTCCTGGTTGAGCCCAGTTTTTTGAAAGGTGTTGAATTGTTAAATCCCCAGTATATTTAGGATGATGTTTCCCAGGTTCCTCAAAATGCCTAGGATCATAAGTCCGACTACACAAGCTATTAACATGGTCCTCAAAGAAATACCAAGCCAAGTGAACAAAATGTGCTAGCACTCCAAGTTCCTCTGTTTTAAATTCCTGTTTAGCCCCTGGACCTGTTATCCCTATTCCTGCAAAATTATTCCACTCAGGTTTAGCTATTCCTGTAAATTCTAAGCAACCCGTTTCATGGCACATCTGTGCAAATGCAATATCTGCACGAATATTGAATTTTCTATCATATTTTAAATAAATAACTGCAAGCCTTCTTGCCCAGTCTGTTTTTCCTGAACCTTTTAGAACAAAAGGTCTAATAAGGTCATTAACTGTTCCAAGAAAATGACCACGCACGACTGTATTTTCATTAATTATCATTTTTTATTCTTTTCTCCTTTCTATTTCCATTTCTATTTTGGATTACTTTTGGTAATAGTCTCTCTTTGAGCTGTTGTTCTATAATTTCCATTTTCATCATACCAAATATTAATCCTTTCATTTATTACCTTAACCTTTGCAAGTAAATTAAGCATACCTTCAACCCAACTATCAAAATCTTTCTTTGAAAGCAACTGTTCTGGTTTATGATAGTAATTATTGTTACCAAAGAAATAAGCAGAAAGTACAGGTAAATATGGACTGTAATTACTCTTTTTTGATAATCCTAAAGCATTTGCAAATGTTTCCATAGTCAAAGGAATATTGTAATTTCTTTCATCTTCATACATATTATATACCTCCTTGTTAAATTGTTTTATGAAATTATATTTAGGCTGCTCCATTTGATTGGCTATACCAATAATAGTTCCTGTTTGCATGTCATAAGTTATAATCTCATCTAAATCACCTGTATGGACTATTTCATTTTTAAAGATAAATACCATTCCATACATTGCAACTTTTCCACGCATTTCATTAAATCTATGTTTAAATAATTCAAAATCTTTATGACTTATTGGTGAGATTTCAAGAAGTGTCTGTTTTATATTATACTTTTTACAAACTGGGTAATTAGCAAGTTTATAGTTTACAGCATCAATATAATGATAATCCCATTCCTCATCAGTAAGAATATGAGTTGAAATATAATCAGTAACCTTTAACAAATCATTACATTTTTTAATATACATAATATCATTGCTTGCATTACCTAACAGATAATCAAGGTAATCTTGTTCTTTTATATTGCAACTAAACAAATGTGTCTTATAATTTGGTGATATTGATTTCCAACCAGTAAATAACTTAACCATTAAATCACAGTATTTATCTACCCCAAACCCTAAGACTTGCAATTCATTTGCTTCATTATATCCCTCTAAATCAGCTCGTATAAATCTAAAATGATTTTTTAAATAGCGAGCAAATTCCTGTGAAAATCTTTCAAGCCAATTCCATTTATCTTCTGATGGTATTCGTGTAAGCCAAGAACCTACAATAGTTTCTTCTGAAGCTCCCATACAAACTATAGGTTCAAGTCCATATTTCTTACAAGCAATAAAGATATCCTTCATTATTTCAGAGTCATGTCCATTTACTTCCGGTCCAGCCCACCAATTCTTTGAGAAATTATCCCAACAATCATATCCTCTTGGCATCATTGATAAACAATGATTAATAAATAATCGCCAATCCTCCATTGATGAATTTTCCTTTAATTTAGGATTAAAGGGTATATATTGAATATTTAGAAATATTCTAATCCTTTTAATACCAAGATTAATCAAATGTTGCATATGTTCTTCTATTGTCTGATGGCTATCCCAACATTCTACTGGGTCCATTTATTTATTCACTTTCTTTCTTTAATTTTTTTAAATTAGCATGAAATCTCATATGATCACTTTTATTGGGAAATAACATTAAATTTTCAATTCTGTTATCATCTTTAATACCATTAATATGATGAACTTCTTCTTCAGGAGTTAAATATCTACCTAGGTACTGTTCCATTATTAATCTATGCTCTAATACATCTCCGTGCTTATTTTTATAGGGATGATTATAATTTGAAATAAGTACATAACCTTTATAATTTATATTTCTACCTCCAGCCCAATTAGCTGATTTTTCACCATAATATTTTCCTAATAAACTTTTAGCTATTTTTTCTTTTCTTTCTTCAGGTAAATTTTTTCCAAAGGCAGGATTATTACAACCCATCATATTAGCACTATGTTGTTTTTTCCATTCCTCTGTATGAGGATGAGATTTATTAGAATTATGTTTAGCTTGCTTTCCAGTTACAGCTTTACTTATTTTTAATTTAGATTCTTCAGTATGATGTTTACCAAACATAGGATTTTTATTTCCACAATTTTTTCCATTCATGATTGATAGCCATTCCAACAATCAAATTTATATTCTAACATTTTAATTATCTCCTTTTCTTCTTTCTTTTTAAATATAATTAAACCTTGCAATAATATCCCCTGAAGCTCCTATACTCCCAACACTTGCATTTGCAGTTTTACCATTTAGATACCATATAGCTTTTGCTGCTTGTGTTTTATCCTCAAGAAGTATTAAGTTTCCTGACCAGTTCCATGAATAACCAGCAGGTTCATAAACTTGACCTGACATATCTCTTGTAGATGATGCATCACTCTCTGTATTATTTGCTGTTGATAATGTAAGATAAATACTTCCATTATAAGCCCCTGCTCCTCCTCCACCTGTTACCCAATTACAATCTGTATTTATTTGTAGTGACCAGTCACCAATAGGTAAAGTAATATTTCCACCTGCATACCATGTGTCCTGTACTGGACTACCCTGACCCAAAGATACTGCTGCTGTTAAATCCCAATTAGAACGTGCCATTGGGAAGCCAAAAGGTGATTTAACTATTGAATAGTAAGGTAATGTGATTGCACTATCTGCCATTAATGTCAAAGCCAAACTATCCGTTGAATCTATCTGATGCAAGAACGTAATAGCAGTATCAGCTACAGCAGTAATTACACCATAAATAGTGTTACCTCCATTAACAAACTTAATTTTCATTCCAGCACTATACTTTAATAATGCCCCTGCTGGAACAGTTATAATTCCAGTTGGATCATCTACACTTGAAAATGTCCATGTTTCTCCAGCATCCATCCATCCATTTGATGAAGAAAGCAATTCCTCTCTATAAATAGTTGCTCCAGGAATTAAATAATGTGTACCACTTAAATTTAATAAGTAAATGCAATCATCATCTGTGAGAGTTGGCAATGTATCACTTTCCTGAAATACATTTGGATTAGTAAAATCCCACCATATATATTTTTTATTGCTATTTCCATTTGTTACATTATAATCAACACTTTTAAACGTCATAACAACTCCAGACCAAGCAACATATCCTGCTGATGGTGAGTTGTCTGTTATAACCATTGCCATTTTTTTATACCTCCTTTCTTAATTCTATATAATCAATATTTAATATTTGACTGCAATCAACTGTTTTTGCAATAACTTTTACATAATCCAATGTTTTATCTGCATCTACTGTACATACAGCATAAACAAGTATCCAGAAGTTAATTAAACTTCTATCAGCATGAGTTGCACCTTTTATACATGGAATAATAAAATAATCTTTTGTTCCATCTGTATAATAAATTGTTAAACTTATACTTGCTAGAACACTTGTATCCCATGCATTTTGTGGTTGCTCTAGTTTATATTTTCCTATTAATTGGAAACTTACTGGTTGTACTCCAATATCACTAGCATACATAATCTGTTCCATCTGAGCTGTAGGTAAAAATCTAAAACAATAATCACCAGCATTGCCAACCAAAGTTAAAATATGTGTTTCATCTAACCATTTATCCCTATCATCAGGAAATGGAATATAACGTGTTTCTGTTGTTTGATTTTCAATAATACTTATAGAACTATGAGGTGTTACAATCCAACCACTTATATCTTGTGTTTCTGCTCCTGGATTAGTTAATATATTAGAACTATATGCCACGATAAATATCCTCCCTAACACTTTTCTTTATTGACATCATATCACATGTAAGTCCACTTGTAAAGTCATAATGCATTCTTATTGGTACAACTTCAAGATTAGTAATCAAATCTATTACATCATTTATAAGAATTGAATTAGTAAGTTCTATAGAAGGGTCTCCTCTAGAATTGGCAGTAATATAAGCCGATGGATCTGTTACAAGAGGAAGTAAAGCATATGCTGATTCCATCGCAGCCTCTTTTGATTGAATATATTCACTATCAAATGGAAACTTAACATTTCCAATTAAAGCCTGTGCTGTACTATCAGTTGCAGTATAAGTAGCATCAATTGTTGATACTACCCTTCCTGAAACAGCAATTGCTACTGTTTCACTTATTCCATCATTAGAAATAGTTAATGAAATACTTCTTGCTCCAATGGTCATAGAACTAATACTCGAATTAGTTGCACCAATCAAACTGACATTTTCAACTGCACCAACAACAGAGCTAAAGAACAGATTATTTAAAGTTATTCCTCCAGTAGGTATATCAATACTTTCTATTGTAAGCACATTTGACTGCTGCCCAACAAATGGTATATGATAACCAATTTCAACTTGAGAAAAAATATTGGCATAATCTGTTGGCTGGTCAGCATCAATAATCATATCACTATCAGTCCATGTAAATGAAGCAGGTTCAACATTATTATTTCTCAGTACCCTGATATTGTCATTTCTTGGTACAAATACATTGCAAAGAGCACGTTCAGCCATTTGTTGCATACCATCTCTGATATTATCACCACTACTTTGTGGCAGGGCTGCAATATTTATTCCATATGATATTGCATCTATAGTATAATCACTTGATGATAAACCAAGAGAATTAAATAACATAGCAAACATTGTAGACATATTAATGTTTTCTTGTATAGGTATTTGTGGCATTGGTGCATTAAATATATTAAATAATCTATCATTGCATATTACATTTGCCATTATTGAGTTTGTAGGAGCTGACCAATTAGATACATAGAAAGTTCCTAAATCTACATATTCATAAGTATCCTCTGCTGCTACTGCTCCTTCTGCTACTTTTAATCCTATATAGGCATCTACTCTTATATTTGGCAGTAATTTACCATAATAAGGGCTGCTTATATTTCTAGGCGAAAATTGATGACTGTCATTATGTAAAGAAATAACTAGCTCATTGGAACTTACAGCACCTAAAGGTGTTTGCCCCTCTGCAAATGTTTCTTCGAGTAAATCAATACTTTCTACAGTAGCTTCTGTAAAATCATATGGTACTGTGTTTTCACCATCAAAATAGAACCTAACATAACATTTAAATTCTCTTTGGTTTGCTTTTATTGCTTCTTTCCATAATACCGTTGGTGGAATAAGTCCAAGTTCAAGAACTACACCATAATTATCTTCCTGTAATATTTGAAATTTACTACTTGGAACTCCATCATCCAAATAAAGATAATTTGTTGTACTTGTGTCTATAGTTCTAGTTAAAGTACCTATAAAGGTAAGAATACCTGATAAAATGTGCTTTACAAGTTTATTTAAAGTTCCAGAAGGAGTAAATGCACCAAGTATATTTTGTTTTATTAACTTATTTAGAGTTCCTGCAAAAGTTATTGCACCTACTAAAATTTGTCTTATCTTTTTATTTAATTCTCCTGATGCTATAAATAGTCCTGTATGTATCTGTGATACTTTTTTGGTTAATGTTCCTACGAAAGTTATTATCCCTTCGTGAATTGCTCTATAAGTTATAGGACCTCTTATCAGTTCACCAATAAAGGAAATTGCACTGGATAAATTCTGTTTAATTTTTTTGGTAAGGCTTGTATCACCACTAATTAATTCATACCATAACTGCCTATAAGTATTGTCATCTTTTAATACACCAAACTCAATAGTGTCATGTTTCCATAAGAAATATAATGCCCTTGTCATGCCAGCAGTTTGAATACGTGCAATCATATCTCTTATCCCTGTTGCCTGAACCCCTTCATCTGCTGAATAATAACTAAGACCTGCACTGTCCAAGTTAAATTCTGTAAGGTATGTATGGTCTGCTCCAAATGTGGTAACTAAATCATCTACCGCAAATCCCCACCAAGGTAAGGCTACTCCAGTATCTTGCGTATAAGCGTTTGTAGCGATTATGTCTATGTCACCACGACCTGCTGCTATCCATGTATTTACATAGGTAAAGCCGCATGAATAACTGATACTGCCTCGTGTAAATATTGCCTGGACTTCGGTTGCAATAGATTTAAGATTGGTAATTATCTGCGCTACTGTCATTGTAGTGCCATCAACGTGGTATTCTTCCTCATTACCTAACTGAAATTCAAATACTTCATTATCCTGCGCCCACTGAGCCGCTGCCTTTATTGCTGTTCTAAATGCTTCGTAATTTGCAGCAGTAATAGTATAGGCAGGATTATCTGTACTATTTGAAGATACCCCAAAAATATATTTAGCACCCTTACTAGCATTTCTTATAATTGCTGCTTTTTGTACTGCCAGCCGTGTAGTATTTTGATATGTCGGAATTTCCCTGAATTCATCAAATCCATTAGCCAGTAAAGTATCTATCCAGCCATCGTAATCTTCATCAGAGTAATTACCACCATCTTGATATTGAAGAATACACATACCTAAACCAGACCACTTCCCCCCTGCTGGAGTTATTGAGCCTGAATGAATTTTTTTAGATTTCTTTATCAAGTTGCCTGTATTAGTCTGGTTGCCAGTAATTATTTGTTTTGGTTTTTGAATTAATGTACCTGCAAATGTCATAGCCCCTGTAAGCGTTGCCTGATATAAAGTAGTTCCACCTTTTATAATATATGGCAATCCACCAGACCATTCAGAATTGCTATCTGTCTGTACCGGAAGTCCATTAATCCAATCATAGGTTGCCATTAACTCACCACTGGTTTAATATCTACTAAAATACCTTCGGTAGCAGTATATAATCCTAAATACACCTTTATGTATATCCAACCTGCCCTTGCGGGTGTCATCGTAGTTCTAAATGCTACCCATGTAGTATCATCAGCCAATACTTCATCGCTTACTACTGTACTTCTTGTTGCACTTGCTGCATTGGAAAGATATGAGGCTTCTGTATATAATTGTGCTGCTGTGGGATATGTTCCCCATGCACTATCAGCTCGTATATAAATATCAACATTGACCTCTGATGTAGAAGTATTATATATTGCAATATCGGGTACAACTCTTGACACAAATCCATTTATTGTTAAAGGATATTCTATACTGCAAACAGATGTGGGAAGTAGTTGTGCCGAACTTGTTGCACCACCATCACGGACTGTTGATGATTTTATTACTGTGCCATTATGGTAATAGTTTACCTGATTTCCGAATGTACCATCGTCATCTTCGGAATGTATATATCCTTTTTGTACTGCACAACTTAAAGTAGCTTTATTAAACGTACAGTTTCTTGTATAAATTGATGCACAGTTTAAAACATAAATATCTTGCGTATCATGTGCTGTGGTAGAGCCAAAAGTACATCCTTCTATAAAGACAAAAGGTGCAGCCTCACAAACTATTCCATAATCAGTAGTAGTAACACCACCATCAAAAGTACAATTATATACATTACAGATAACCTGTTGATTTACAATGTGCAGATTTTGTTTTAAGTTATCCTTAAAAGTACAACCATTAAAAGTAACTCGACTTATATTCATTACTCTTGCACCCATGCCATTAGCGTTGCTATGGTCTGTAAACGTACAGTTATTGATAACTATTCCAAGACAACCGTTGATTTGTAAAAGACCTGAATCACTTTTACTGCTTTCCTTTATATGCAATCTGGTAATAGTCCAATAATCATCAGCAGCCAAGTACATATAATAAGCAGCATCGCCAAAAGTAATTATCGGTAAAACATTGGAAGCATCTTGCCAGGGGTCATTAGTTACAGCATCACAGCCTATAATACTTATCGGTGCAACTGCTGTACCATCTTCATCAAAGACTATATCGGCAACTGCTGTCTGTATAGTATTTGCCCTCACATAAGCAATATCACCTGCTGTTCTGGCAGTTGTTGTAGTATACTGTTGTAATGTAAGCCAAGAATCCAAGATATAATATGTATCACCTGCCGTCATGCCCGCTATTGCATCGGTTAAGGTTACTGTGTCAGTTAATGCCACAAAGTCTGAAATCAATGAACCTAAAGACCTCGTAACATTATAGAAATAACTACCATTAATATAATCATCTGCACCAGTTAAAGCATCGTCAACAAAATGAGTAGTATCAGCCGTAGAATCAATTGTACTATTACCTATTTTTAGTCCTGTTCTCGCATCATTACCATTGGTTAAATCTATGTAATAATTAGCTGCTGGCATTTATATCACTCCCTTGAGATAAGATCTATATTTTTCAAATAACTTATAATCTATTGCCATTAATTACCCTCCAGCAGTACAAGTTAATTTATAAGTAGCTTCGTAACTGTCACCTGAATATAAAGTAACTATATCAAACATTGTTCTATCTAACATTGTTCCAGATGCAGGAGTTTCATTGTTGAATATTCCATGTTCTCTAAGTATTCTTGTATCTGTTATAGCAAGTGTTGCAACACTCTGATAGATAACTGAGCTTGCTTCAGCCTGTGTTCCTGCTGTTACTGTTTCAACTGGAGTAACTAAAGCAGTATGAGCAATATTTTCAGCAGTTGAACCTGTTCCCAATTGATGCCACTTGAAATCTCCCCATACGGAAGTTTCAGTTTGTAATTGGTCAACCATAAGTGCACAAAATGCTGTTGTTACACTTTTTTTACCTACACAACCTAAGTCATACCATTTACCATCTCTACACACTCGTGCAAATAATGCACCTTCCATTAATGCTACTCCACCAAAGACGTTTCTCATTATATGAAGAGCCTCTGCTTTTCTCATCTCCCATATTCTGTCCTTATACTCATTTCTCAACTTATATTCTTTTACAAAATCATTAAAATTAATTTTCATTCTTTCTCTCCTCCTTTAAATTAAATTTTATATAGCTGAAATTAATTCTATTGCTAAATATGTAAACCCACTATCTATATCAATAGTGTTTCCCCCTGAAGCCTGATAAGCATATAGATAGATTATATCTGTGCATACCAGTTCCATAACATCGGATATAGTACATGTAAGAGTTTCTCCTACCACACTACTATGTGAATATGCTGCCAATGCTACTGCTGGTGAACCTACACCTAATGGGTCTAAGAAAATCTTGACTGCATATTGCTTATCTGCAACCATATCAGTATTTTCATATTGTATTTGACCCGTAACCCTATAGTATCCTGTAACTGGAACTACAAAGCCTCCACTTGCAAAATTAACACCAATATCATAACTTTCAGTATCTAAATTTACTTTTGTATCTGTAATGTTTGTTATATCATCCTGGTCAGTACCAAGATATACTCTTGCTTTTGCATAACCAGGTATTGTTTCAGGGTCAAACCCTGGAGGTACAGCACTTGTTGCATAATAATTATTTATTATTGCTGCATCTGCTACCATATAAATACCAAATCCATTTAATTCCAATGTAGTATTTGGAGCACCATAACTTACTGCTGTAATAAAGAATGATTTGGTTGTAATCTGATCAAGCTTTACTCTCATACCAACTGTATACAAATATGTATGGTCTCCAGGCATAGTAATAGTTGTAGGACTTGCATAAGTCCATGCTTCCTCACAAGGCATCCAACTATGTGTTAATGCAAGAATATTTAACGAGCGAGTACCATCTTGAAAATCACCATTTACCCTTAAATTTGTAACTATTGGAGTATCAGTAAATGTCTTAACTCCTGCTATAGATTGAGCACCTGTTACAGCTACATATAAAGTATCAAAATAGGCTTTAAGGGTTGCCTTAATATTAGCCCAGGTTACCTTCTTAGTTGTCATGGTGTCGATATCTACTATTGGTATAGGGTCTACATCCAATGGCGTAGTATAACCAGTAAGCTCCGTGATTTTTTTGTCTGTCATAAATTTAATTCTCCTCCTTTAAATTTTATTTCCTTTCTTTAAATTGTCTGTAGCCCATAAAGGCTGTAAGTTACACAGACTCCAACATTGTTTAAATTCCCTATCATTATAGCTTTCAAACTTCCACAATGAAATTGGTATTATGTGGTCTATATGAATTTTACCTTGTAAATATAATTTCCATGACATTCCATCAGTAAATAAATTTTTAAGGTGTACCAATAAATCTTCTAATGTGTAACCCAATAAATCCTCCCAATGGCGACTATTTTTTGCACCTTTTAATGATTCCCATATTCCTTTTCTAATATTTGTATTGAGTTTAATCATTATATTATCTTTATCCTTTTGATATCTATTTTTAGAATATTCTTTAATATTTTCTGGATGTTTTTCTAACCATATTTTATGTGATTTTCTTTCTGCCATCAAATTTTCTAGTTTACTTCTATATATTAACTTCATTTCTTTTACTTTATCAGGATTTTCTTCTCTCCATTTCTTAGTTGCTAAAGAGCATTTTTCCTTATTATTTTGATAATATATTTTACCTCTACCTTCTAATTTTTCAACATTATTTATTTTATATTCTTCCCAAAGTTCTTTATAATGCTCTTTATGACAGTTATAATATTTTATAGATGCTTCACAAGTACATTTTTTACATGCTGTTTTATGACCATCTTTATGTGCTTTACATTTATGAAATTCATCTATAGATTTTATTTCTTTACATTTGGTGCATTGTTTTTTAATCATAATTTATTATAACATTATTGCTGAATAAGGTCAAATTCAAAATTTTTCCAATACCATGCTCCTGAATCAGTACGAAATTGTGTAGACTTAATAGCACCTACATAAACTGTTGCTGATTTTTCCACATCATTTTCTAAATAAGTAAGAGTAAAGAACATAGTTGTGCTATCAATTATTGCCAATATAGCATTCATATTAGCTCCACTAATAATTTCATATTTAACTAGAAATTTAAGTTTTTTAGCTACAAGATCCATCATCATTTCCCCAGTAGCTACTCTTCCAGATTTTGTTAAATTATATCTCTCAATCTGAAAATCATTAGGTTTCTTTATTGTTACTCCCCCAAGAGTTAATAATTGTGCCATCTTAAATAGTCCTCCCAGCTATGCGTAAACTTTCCTGTTTCCTAATAACATATAATTCTCTTTCAAGTTGCCTTTTATTTACTGGAACCAAAACATAATCTGAAGCTACTGACATCTGATTACTTGAGTTTGTTCTACCAATCAAACCTGCAATCATATTAGCAAATGGTGCAAGTGAACTTTCAGATAGAGGTGCTATCATTTCAGGTCTGCTACCTTCTCCAACATTTACCAGTTGGTTTTTATAAACTACTGCTCCTGAGGCTGCATGTCCTGCTCTTGGTGTGCCTCTTCCTACCCATGATGGAACTGTTACTCCTTTAGGGGGAGTTAAAGTAGTTGGTACAGTTATTGGTGCAATATCTTCTACAAGAGGTAACTGATTCCATGCTTCTATAAAGGCATTGACTATCTGAGCCATTATTCCTTTTACATATCCTAGTATTCCATCCCATACACTTTTAGCTTTTTCATAAATAGTGTCCCATATAGAACCTGCCCATAGGGTAATATTGTCCCAAATACCTCTAGCCCAAGTTTCAATAGCTGTCCATATATTTTTAGCCTTTTCAAGTAGTACATCCCAATTGGTTTTAGCCCAAGCGGTAATATAGTCCCAAATTCCAATAGCTTTAGTTTTAATTTCATCCCATATACCAATAACACGAGTTTTAATTGATTCCCAAGCAAGTAATGCCCATAATTTTATTGCAGTCCAAATTACTAAGGCATTAGCTTTAATATTATTCCAACTATTAATAGCCCAATCTTTAATTTCATTCCAAATACCAATAGCATTATTCTTAATATTTATCCATGAATCTATTGCCCATTGTTTAACTGTGTTCCAAACTTCTATTAGTTTAATAATTGCTTGTGAAACAACTTCTGAGATATTAGTATATAATTTAGCTATAAATGCATATACTTCCCAATATGCCTTTTCAACCCATTCTGTCACATTCTTAACTATAGTTGCTGCCATATGTTCTACTTTTGAAATAATTAATTTTGCTATTTCTTCAGAATCTTTCCAAAGTTGTTTAAATGCTATTCCAGGATGTGTCCATACAGTAGTCCAAAATTTAAATCCAGCAGAAGATGCTAAATCTAATAATGACCTTTCTGCAACTTTTAATCCTGCCTTAATACCACTTTCTTGTAATTTAATTAAAGCTTCTGAATGGGTTAATCTCTTTTTGGTACTATCAGCAACTTTACCTGCTAAGTCAGATATTTCTCTCATATTTCCTAAATCAATATCTCCAAAACCTCCAAAACCCTCTAGTCCTGCTGCTTCTGCCATATCTGGTATAGCATAAATCTCATCAAAACTTGCCAAAAATGTATCTTTTATTTTTTTACCCGTTTCTTCTGCTTCATCTCCAACATCAGAGAAACTATTTATTAAATCCTGAAAACTAAGTTCTGAGGTGTCAGTTATTCCTTTTCTTACACTATTAATATAGCCCATTAATCCCTGAGTTCTATTTGCTATATTTAATGTTCCTGCAATAGTTTGACCTAAACTTGACATCCATCTTTGTACAGATGGAATAGATAATGCCAATGCTGTAAGAACTGTACCAAGGGTAACTAGTATTGGTATGGCAATATTCGCTCCAGAAAATAACATTGAGATAGAATTAACAAGAGCCAGTATTACTTTAGAAACAGTTACAGCTACCATTAATCCTATAATAGCCTCCGCTAAAATCTTTAGGAATTTAGCTGATTTAGCTGAATTAGTTGCAAGAAAGTCAACAATTTTAACTAGTCCTGAAATAGCTTTAATAACAGTATTGGCAACAGTTATCCCTAAATGAGCAAGTTCTTTTCTTACTGGGGCAGTAACTTGCCAAACATGGGATAAAGACTGTCCTAATTTAACAAGTGAATTATAAATATTTATAACTGTTCCTGCAAGCCATGGAGGAAATAGGGCACTTAAAGCAGCTTTAATACCACCTTCTTTAAATGCTTCTCTTACTTTAGCAAGTAAATCTCTTAAATTTGTTAAAAATCCTCTGATAGATTCCCATACACTTCCAAGTATATCTCTACCAAGAAATAATAAATAGTCATGAATAGATGAAAGTAACCCTGGAATTGTTTTTTCTGCCTCTTTTGCAGCCCCTTGAAATTTCTTTATACCATTAAGTATAGCAGGTATTGCATCACTTGCAGAAATTCTCAGTTTTTGGAAGTCTTTATCAGTTAAACCTAATTCTTCACGAAGTATTTTATAAATAGGAATATTTGCTGTAACAAATAGTCTAAGCTCACGAGTGGTCATTTTACCCATAGCCTGAACTTTACCAAATGCGTATGCAAGAGCTTCCATTTGGTCAGCTCCTCCACCTGTAGCTGCATTTAGGTCAGCCATTACTCTAAGCATAGGAAGTATTTGATTTTCATTAAATCCTAGAGCAAGTAATCTTTGTGCACCAGTTGTTACAGTCTCGAATGTATATGGAGTTATGGCAGCTAAATCTTCTAATTTACTAATAAATGAATCAACTTCTGATTTAGAAATTTGCATCAAATATTTAAACGATATTTGTGTAGTTTCAAGTAAAGAATTAAATTCTTTTAGGGCATCAATTGCACCCATTATAGCACGAAGGACACTATTAATAGCACGAGCCATTAAAATACCTGCTGCTACTCTTCCAATATCCTTAAAACTTGTTTTTACTCCACCTAGACCTTTATAAAGGTTTCTAGTATGATTAATAGAATCTCTAAAACCTTTATTTGTTATTTGATTAGTTTGTGCTACTGTTTTAGCTGTTTGAGCACCTATTTTGCTTATTTGTGCCTGTTGAACAGCGACTTTACTAGCTGCTAACTGTGTAGTAGCAGATGTTTTTGCTGCAAGCAGATTAGTCTGAGCAGATATTTTAGCCAAAACTGCATTGAGTTTTATTGCTGCTTGTTCAGCTTTTGATGTATTTAAACTAACATATCCTGTTATTGAACCAACATTTACATCTGCCATTTATAATTTCTCCTATAGAACTTACAATACTTCATCTATATAACCTAATTTCTCCCTATTTGGATTATTAACATCAGCATGGACAGCCATGAGAGCATTAATCTCTCTAGGTGTACTATTCCAAAAATCTTTTTCAGACTTTTGTAAAATTACTGTCCCTGCATATTTAATAATTTCCCAGTCCCAGCCATCGAGTTGGTCATCATCCTCATCCCCGATAGCTGGAACTCTCATTAGTTTTTTACGTTCTCTTCCTTTGATTCAGGAAGTGAGCCTGTTAAGGCTTTCATTAATTTTTCCATTATGGAACTAAAATCACTAAATTCAAAGTTTCCAACATCAGCCTTAGTGATACTGGGCTGTGCTGATATTAAACCAGCATAAAGCATATCCCTAACAACTTTGAAGCTTACCTTTCTTTTTTCAACTTGTTTTTTTTCTCCTGTTTTTTCATCAGTAATATCTTCCATTACTGCCATTCCAGTAGCTTCATCAATTATAATTTCACCACTTAATGCTTTCATGGCAGATTCAACATCACCATATGTTTCTTCAAGTTCAATAAAGGAATTTAATGTAAATCTTATTACATAGGTTTTGCCTCCTATTGTTATTTCAACACTTTCTGGTTTAACACTTTTTGCGTTACTCATTTTTTTTTTCTCCTTTTAAATTTTTACTTACATTCTTAACTTTTTATTTTATGGTGCATCAGGACCATCTATAAACCAATTAGTAGCTGTTGCTTCAACAAATCCTGTTGCATCTTCATCTGTCATTTTTCTCCATGCAGAATCATATTCCCTCTGAACAAAGTTACCTGTTATAGTTGGTGTTTGGAAATTAACAGTATCACCCTGTGTTTCAGAATTATCTTCTGGTTCACTAAATTTACCTTTTAACAACCATACATATCTATAGTTACCATTAGATTTCTTAGACCTAAATCCAATAGCTAACCATGGAGGACTGTCAGTTGATTTATCATACATTACACCACCACTTATTGCAGTTTTACCAAGCAGGGCTATCCTTTGTTCAAGTGATAGGTCAGCTACATTAAGTTCCAAAGAAATCTTACCTAACTGTGTTGCAGTATCATAAGGACCATCATCTGCAAACAATGTATCAATATTTGAATTAGGATTAAGATTTGCTTTTATAAGTCCAGTTATGAGCACAGGTGTACCATAAACAGCACCATCAGATGCATCACTTGTAAGTAGTGCATAATATAAATCTTTTAAAGCTACTTTTACTCCAGTATTACTCATTTAAATTCCTCCTTTTTATTCATCTCTACTTGAAATTACACCCATATTAAATATAAAGATAAATCTTCCATCATCTGTTTTTGGTAGACTAAACGGTGCCTGTCTAGCATTAATTATTACCCACCTTGTTGCAGATATGTCATCAATTATTCTTATATCATTTTCTGGGTCATATAATAAATTATAAATTGTCCATATATTCTTTCTTGCTGTTTCATAGCTTTCATTTCTTACCTGTACTGAAATACTACGTTCATCGGCATTACATACTTGAGAGCTTGTTCCTGGATATTCCATTAATGCTACTGCATTAGTAGGACTATCGGGAAGCCAATCCCTGAAGATATCTATACCATCTTCAGTAACTATGTCTGATGCATAAGTTATTAGATAATTTACTAAATCAAGTAATAAGTTTTTATCAGACATTTTTTAATGTTGCCCCCCTTTGAAGTAATGCTCTTATCCTTACTCCTAAGATGCTGGTAAACTGTCTTGTTTGTCGTCTCAATGGGTCCTCAAGGAATTTCCATTTACCTATGGGGTGATGATACTTTTTTATTTCATGAACAGCTAATGCATATTCACTTGCCATTTTTAATTTTCCTGTCTTTCTATCAGGTTTTGGATTTAATTTATCATTAAGTCCACCATATCCCATCTTTACTACTGTGCTTCCATCATTTGAATACATTGGTTTTGTTATATAAGCTGTACTTTTTAGAGTTCCTGTATCAACAGGTACCTCATTTTTACTCTCAGCCATAATATTTTCAGCTATTTCAGTAAGAAACTCTCCTGAATTTGTTTGTATTGATTTACCTATTGATTGTAAATTATTAATCAGTTTAGTAATATCTTCCTGTTTAAATTTTATATCTACAGTTATCATAAATAAACCACTACCAAATCCATATTGCCATCTTCATCATAGAATGGGTCTATTGCCTTTATTGGTCGCTTTCTACCTGCAATCTCAATAATTCCTGTGAAATCAATTGCACTCACACCTGTAACTGCTCCATCTAAATAAATCTGCTGATTTGATACTATTTGTTCTCCCTTATCATTGACTGTCATTACCGTTTCTCCAGAAATGTAGCAGGGCAGTTCCGTGCCATCACTGGCATAAACTATATCTCCTGCTCCACTCTGGCTAATTTTAGCTTTATAAGTAACAGTATTATTTGTCCAATCAGAGAAATATTTCATAGTATTACCCATAAATTTACATTTTCTCCTCTTTACCCTTTATTTTTTCTGTTTTATATTTAACTATTATCATGCATTCCCATCTCAAAATAAGGTTGATTCAAATCAGTATCATCTTCAAACAGTTCTTCTTTATCTTTGGATATTCCTCCAACATAAGGTGTTGCATATTTAGCTCCATGTTTTCGCAGTTCCTTGGCTCTTTTAGTATAGAACTCTATTTTTTGTCCAACTTTTACAGATAATGGACCTAAAGATCTATCTACTGAATCTGCTAAGGTTGTTGCCAACTGTTCACACAACCGAGCTGCTGCTGGATAAACTGAATGTTCTTGGTCATAAGCATATTGCACTTCAGCATCAGTAAATTTAGGATTAGTGCTGTCAGTATCACCTATTTCCCAACGAATCTTTTCAATTGTACTTGCAGCAGGGTCTCCTGTCCAAGTGAAAGCCATATAAAGTCAACTCCTCCAATTGCTTATTTTTTAAGCAACTATTCCATTGAAGAATACACCAAGGTCGGCAGATACCAATTCACAGTCAAATGCTATTTCACCTTCAACACGTTCTGAACCAAGTCCATTTAAAGGTGTAGGAATCTTATAGATTCTGTTTCCATAAGCTCCAGCCCCTTCAAGACCTGTCCATGCGAAGATATAACCTGCTGTAGGCTGTTTTATTCCAGGACTTGGAGCTGCATAACATAACAGAGCACTCTTTCCTAAAATAAAGTCAGTATCTTCAGTAGCACCCTTTGCAGAAACGTTCTTTACTGCTTTACCAACTACAACTTTATCAAGACCAAACAACTGTGCAAGTAATGTTTCACTTGCTATTGCTGGACCTTGAGTATATTTTATTCTGTCAAGAACATCGCTGTGATTGCAAAGCTCGAAGAACACTTCAGCACCACACAACAGTACATTTGGCATAAAT